TGACAATATGCCAAGACGATTTCTGTCCTACCCTTTCGACGACTTGTACGACGACTTGTACAGAGTGTACAAGGAAGTGCTTGACACGGGCAAATACACGAACAAATACCAGATAATGCGTATTGCGGTCAACAAACCATCGTGCCGTTTCTGGACATCTGCCGAAAGGCTGGCAGAGGTTATCACGGCTTGGGAGAAGAGCGGCAACGCCCGCGTTGGCAGCAACAACCTGCGCCACGAAATGTACCTTGAACTATACACACGTTATAAGGAGTATATAAAGGAACACAATGGCGTAAAGAAGATAGATGCCTGCTACGATATTATCAACCAGCCTGCACCGAAGTTCTACCTTAAACCATCTTGGGGTTTGAAGATACTATATAAAGGCAGGTTGTCACGAACAAGAACACATCACCTGCGTAAGGGAGAGAGATTACCTGGACATAATGAAGCCTAACAACATTATATTATATATAATAGTACTTGCCTGTATCTATTTCGGTTTTGATGCCGAGTGGGGCTACACTGCGGAAACGGCATGGTGGACTCACCTATCCTTTCATTTCGCACACGGCAACGTCTTTCATGCCGCCGCCAACCTCTTTGTGTTGTTCCTACTCCTTATGGAGCGCAACGACAAATGGTGGTGGTGGATTGTGTCTTTTGCAGTGGCAACAGCCTGTTCATTCATCGTTGTAGCCGACAAGCCCACCGTTGGTTTGTCGGGCGTGCTGTTTGTTGCCTGTGGTGTTGTGACGACGAAAGACGGTGTGAGATGGAAGCCGCTGTTGCAGATGCTTTTGTTTATGGCGGTCACTTTGTTTGTCTCTTCGGTGGCTGTTTACCTGCATTTCATCTGTCTTTTTGCTGGGGTTCTTATCGGCTGCGCCTGTGCCGTGACTGACGAGATAAAAAGAAAGGAGCGCATGTATGGAAACTAAACCTTATGAATACAAGACATCGCCACTTAGACTTGAGGCAACCAACATGTACAACGAGAATACAAAAAGGTTGCGCAAGCTCAAAGCCGACTACAACCCGATAACGGGGGAAGGTGCTGACCTCTGGGATGAGGAGACAAGGACAAACCTGTATTATCGCAAGCGGACGGAGATATCCGACCATGTTATCCCCGTGCAATATCTTACGTCGGAGACACGGAAGAACGCCTTGTACAAAGCGGTGATAAAACACGGCAGCATAGCCAATTACATCGCAAAGGAAATTGGTGAAGAGCCAACAACGGAAGTCGTGCAGTATGTGCAACGCGCACTTGTCGAGGCTCGCTATCGCACTGACTTCATACATTGGGCATACTGCGAATGGCGCATCAAGGACAAGCGTGGTGTGGATGAGAACAAGGCAGAGGTTGCCATGGAGGAGGGTACGACATTCAGCCGTGACAACGACAACTCGCTGATACCTTTCAAGCTCAACAGGGCGCAACTCGACCTGCTTACGGCACTCGAAGCACAGAGGCTGGCGGACAAGCCCATCCGTGTCATATTCGTCAAGAACCGACAATGCGGAGGCTCGACACTTGCAGAGGCTTACCTTGCATGGATTCAGCTCATGCTAAAGAACAGCTGGAACTCCGTCATCGTGGCACAGGTAAGCAGCACTGCGAAGAAGATACAGATGATGTATGAGAAAGCCATTGCGCACTATTCTCCTTGGCTTCTTGGATTGTCGAACAACGAGCGGCTGCGCTTCTCGCAATACGGACGTTCCGCATCCGATTTCCGCATAACATACGGCACGGCGGCAAAACCATTGCCAGCCCGTGATGCCGTTATATCTGTGGGTACATACAACAACCCCGACTCATTGCCAGGCTCCGATATGGCGTTGGCTCACATCTCCGAGCTTGCGCTGTGGAAGAACACCGACGGCAAGTCACCCGAGGACTTGTTCAAGTCAGTTGCGGGCGGTATCATGAATATGCCGCTTACAGCCATTATAATAGAGAGTACACCGCGTGGCAGCGGCAACTACTTCGCAGAGGAATATGCAAGGGCAAAAAGCAACAAGAGCGCATACAGAGCCACGTTCATTAGGCTTTCATCCAACCCATACGATGTAGAGCCGCTTAAAAACGCCATAGGCTTTGCAGAGTGGATTATCGAGAACAAGGACAACCGCAACAACCAGGAGGAGATATTCGGACACGAAGGCAAGCCGTGCCGCGTGTCGGGTAAGTTCATCTGGAAGATGTGGGAGAGCGGTTCGACACTGGAGAACATACACTGGTATCTGCTCAAGCATCTTGAGTTCGCACGCCACAGCGACATGGCAAGCGAAGCCCCCGTTGACGACATCGAGGCTTTCACCTCCACCGATGCACTTGTGTTCGATCTCTACGACCTTGACCAGCTTGAAAAGAAAGGTGTAAAGCAACCGAGCATGGTAGGTGACATATTCTCCGACTACACCCTTGGAGAGAAGGTGTTGTCCGACTATCAGTTTGAGGAGAAGGCAGGAGGCACTATGAGGATATGGGACTTGCCAAGCAAGACGCGCATGAGCGACCAATACCTTTGCGTTGTCGATATTGGCTACTTCTGGGAGAAAGCCGACTGGAGCGTCATCCGCGTCATCGACCGCAG